ATAAGCACTCTCCTTAAAAAAAACTTTATCATAAGACATATTACTTATTGCTATCATACTAGCCATACCTGCCTTTGGGGTTTGAAATTTTATATCAGCACTCTTTACAAATCCATTTCCACTAGTTAAATCAAATACAAGTTCTACTGGTTCTTTAATTGATTGATTTATATCATAAAAACCTATTTGTGACTGAATATCCACTAACCTCACTTCGGATGCATCTCCTGATGTATTCTGCTTTGTAATTAATTCTTTTTTAGGGCTAGCCATTTTTATTTTCCATGCTCCCTTTGATTCTTCACTTATTTTATCCCAAATATATTCCAATGCATCATTTACATTTTGTTTTTTCTGAAAAGCTTCACTTATCAAAGCTGTCTTTATAAACAATTCTCTAAGTGGCATCAACCCATTATTGAAATCGTTAGCATAAATTTTTTCTTGTTCTTCTTTTGTTAGATGTTTCGAATTATAAGATTTTGTCCAATCTTTTGGCATCATAAATACATGTAATCCCTCGTTTTTAAATTTTGGTTGCCTTTGTATTTCATATAAATTTTCATTCCATTGTATTTTAGATTTTCTAGAATCAAAACCATAAGTTAATGATTCACCATCGGATTTTGATGTCACACCCTCTTCATCATCCACCGTCCAAACACTTTTAACAAAATTATTTAAAAAAACATCTTCAAATAAACCATATGAAACATATAAAGCCTCTGCCTCTGCACCTACTTCATTTTCTACATTAGATGAATAATCGAACCACAAATACGCATTTTCATCTGTTACATCTGCATAATAAATACCTCTTATTAAATCATTTGCAGTTAACTTTCCCCATTGTTGTTCCCTTGCCACAATTAAAGTATCAAAAAACTTTTTATTAGCTTCTTTCAAATTAGGATGAGAAAATGGATTTTGAGTAAGATTATGAAATTCCATTAATGGATTTTCTTCCTCAAATCCAGCCCTTGTAGTTAAAATCCTAATTAAAACCTGATCAATCATATTAGCAAAAATAAATTTTAAAGAATTTTCTTCTGAAATCTCAGCATCTAATAATGAATAATTTCTAGAGACTATTTCTACTGTACATTTAAAACTTCCTAACTCCGTTATACTAGCATCATACTTCCTAACAATCCCAATAACAACTTCTAAGTCACCCAAATTATCTCTAACTTTCTGTTGAATCTTCATATCAAAAGATTCCATTGTCATATTATCTTTTATTATTGCTTGTGGATCATATAATTTAAAATTACCAGAACTCCACCCAAAATCAACACAAATCAAAGCCCCAGGCCTCAAAAAGAAAGGCAAAAATATTGTTTCAAAATCTCTCTTATTATGAACCTCAAATTCAACACTAGTTGTTCTTAATGCACCCAATGCCCCTTCAGATTTTGAAGAAATAGAAGTTATTCCAGAAGTAGGTTTAAAATATGGATTTTTTTCATTTTGTACTCTGTAACTACCGTTTACTGATTCAGATGGTGATGGTGTTTCTTTATAAGAAAAATTCCTATTTTCATTTACCGAATGAAAAACCTTAACAGTATCGGAACCAGTTATATGAGAACCTGATGGAACCATAGCAGTTGCTGTCCACATTCTAGCAAATGGCGTTTTTCCACCAAGATAATCATCAAATACTGGATCTCTAGAAGATAAAAAATCTTTATCTTTTTTCGTAGAAAAAGATCCAGTTTGTTTTTGTAATAAATTTAACTTTTTTAAAATACTAGGAGATGGATTTCCTCCAAATATTCTTTTCTCTACATTTTCGGACATTTTACTTCAATTTTGCTTGTTCTGTAGATATAGGTATTCTTAATTGTGTTCCAGCTTCTATGTTATTACCTTTTAAATTATTAACAGTTGCAATAAACCACCACAAAGAAGAATCCTCATAATATTGTTGTGCTAACATATCACATCTATCTCCTTGAGTAGCTATTAATAATAAATCCGAATTATCTTCTTCTACTTCTGGCAAATAAGATGTAGTTAACGCTAAACCTACGCGTTTTTCATCTTTTATTTTTATTCTATGTGTTTGCTCGTGTCGTTCCACTAAATATACCTAATTTTTTATCACCATAGAACTTATCCCTATTAAGTCCTGGCGGTTTTTGATTCAATATCTGATAACTAATAGACACATCAATTAATTTAGCTAAATTAGTATCAGCATCCCAATCACCTGCTTCACTAACTGTATAGGTTAATGTTTTTATAAATCCAAATTGACCTTTGTTTCTACTTCCAATGTGTGCTACATGCAGTTCTGTAAATGGAGCTTTCATTCTAATCATAGCTTTATTATTATCTTCTGCCATATATTCAGGATAAGCCAAACTAGTCAAATATTCTATTTTTTCATACATAGCAAGCAACTCATCTTTATTATTAGGATATAACCTCAAATTAAAACTTAAATCTCTTTCGGCTCTTTCATAAAGATATACAGGCTCACTTCTACCAATGTAATTAGTTGATGTGAATGTTGGATTAACATTTTCTGTCAAACCAGTCACATAACCTCTAAAGTAAAGTAATTTATTATTTCGTAAATCTTTAATCTTTACATAAAAATCATTACTAGCAATATCAAGCTCTTCTCTACCAGTTGGTTTCTGTGAAGCTATTTTATCATTTGAAATTAAGTCGATTTCCTTATTTAACCATTTAGGTTTCACTTCCGCAGTATTTGCTACTAATTTTAAGAATGGCAATGCTGGATTTTGAGTAACCGCATCTTTAACAGCAGTAAAATTTTTACGATTCGTAATAGCTTCTTTTACCGTTACAGGTTGCCTCTTTGGTAGATTAAATTTTCTAACCTTCTTACCAGCAAGAGGATTTAATTCATCTATAAGATTAGTAAATACACCCAATTGATAAACTTTAGAAAGATCCTCAAATCCAGATTTAACCAAATTACTATACTGAAATGCTATAGTTCCAGGTCTTCTTATACTACCACCACCTAAACCTTGAAATGATGAATTAAGAAAATTTAAAAATCCAGTATTACCCCAACCAGGCATTGGAAATGGTGGTAAATGTATATTAGTAGCCAATAAACGAACATTAGATGTATTTACTAAACTTCCAAGCAGATCAGCAAATGTATCACGAATATATTTTTGAATAACAGCTATTGGTTGACTCCAATCAATCTTTCCTGGATAACCATCCCAAATTTTTGTTGGTGATATAGTGAACATAGATGAAAACATAGCACCTGTAACATTTTCTTTTACCATAAAGGAAGTGCCGATAGGTGTATCGAAATAAAACTTAGATAATCTTGACCAATCTTCTTTTGACTGATTAAATGGTAATAAATCTCTATTATCTCCTGATCTTATTGTTCCTTGTTCTACCGAACCTATATCGTTAACAACATAAGGTTCATTTCCTCTCACACCATCTGGAGTACTTCTTATATCCATATTACTCCACGCTTGACCTATACTCCACGCCATAGTATTTATAGTAACCTTTTTACCATCCCCAGTTGTTCTGCCAGTATCTATTAATATTCTATCAGTTTTTGCTGTTTGATTTCTATTATAAAGAGTATCGAAAACAAAATCACCTTCACCCAATCGGTTGTTCTTTCCTAACTCAGTACTTACTTCTACTTTCCTAATATCAGGATCAATCATCTTCCCAGAATGTTCGCCATAAAGTTTTAAATCTGTTTCTCCGAATATATTAGGTTTATGTCTAACATCAATACTTCTTCTAGCCAAAGTAGTAAATTCACCATCTAATACATCTCTAGCTATTGGACTATCTATTTGCCCCTTTCCAATCTCATTTATTAGAATTAACTTATCATGTTTACCTTTACTACCAAATGTATGTTCATCATCTTTTATTAAAGATTGATGTGTTGTTAATTGAATAGATTTATTAGCAAAAACCGAATCCATTATTGGATTTGGAGAAAATCTTCCAAAACTATTAACATCCCCATGATAATCACCCACCAATGTATTTGCCGATGTTACCCTTTCCATATAATTTTTACTTATATCTCTATAGCCAGATTGATTTCCTATATCAGGACTTACAAGTGGTTCATTATCAGCTAAAGCATTTTTGCTTAAGTCACTAAATACTGATGTTAAATTTTCTAATCCTGGCATTATACTAAATTCCTCGGTGTACCATGTGCAAGTTTATTAGTTATAGATATTTGTGTATTGTCATGTGATATTTCATTTTTAAGTTCAAAGGCTCCAGCAAATTTAAGCAAACTATTGTCAAAAACGTCAGCAAATTCGGATTTTGTTAATCCAAATGACTTTTGCATAGCACTCTCTCTTCCAAAGTTTGGAGCTAAAGTTGGTTCAACATTATCATCTGCAATACTTAATAATGATTTTTCTTTCATAATAATTTCAGGATCTGCTGAACCACCTTCTATATCAACATTAGCAGTTGGGGAAACTGCTTGAGCATAAGATGTCTCACCCAAGTTATGAAAAGATTTTGCCTTCGCTGCTTGTGCTGCCATCATACCACCAAAACCGATTATAGCAGGGATCCAGAGTGCTGGATGTTTGAGTGCAGCAATTAGTGATCCTACTCCTTTCACATAAGCCTCTGTAAAAGCGGCTTTAGCAGCTATGATTAACTTTCCAGCCAAAAATCCGAGAGCAGCACCCACCATTGGTAACAACCAACCCATTTCATCTAAAGCACCCACTAAATCATTAAACACACCAAATACTGATGTCACTATTGGAATAATACTATTTAAAATAGGACCAAATGTATTTGTAAGTTCAACACCAAGTGATTTTATTTGACCAGTCAAAACGGCTAAATTAGAAAGTCCTTCCTCTCCTAATAAATCTCCAAAACTATTTGTAGCTAAAGCACCAGCTAATGTCAACTTCTCTGTTTGATCAACCATCTTAGCTAACTCTGCGGAACTAACTCCAATAGACTTAGCCAATGCTTCTCTTTGTATTAAATTTAAATTATTAAATTCTTCCTCTGAACCCAATTGGCTTACTATTTCTCTAGTAGCACCAGCAATATCATTACTAAGTGCCAATTCCCTAGCTTTTTGATAATTTAATTCCCTACCCAACAATACCGAAGCTTCCACTTCAGCAGCTACAGAACTTTCGAAATCCAATAAACCTTCAGCAATTTTTGCAGCAGTATCTAATGATAATCCCATCCTTCTAGCCTGCACAGCAGCTTCAGCAATATTATTACCACCATCCTTTGTAAACTTAGCAATAGCTTCGGTAGAACCAGCTATATCTTGCATTACAACAGATGGAGCAACTCCACTTTGTCTAGCTAATTGAAAAGTACTCTCTGCCAAATATTCTGCTTCATCTGAAGTGAGATTACTAAGTTGCATGAAATTACCGATTAACTTTGCAGCCTCATCAGTTGATAAGCCGATTGCTTTACTTGTATCAAATATTGTAGCAGATAATTTGGAAGCCTCATGCAAAGTAACTCCAAAATCTGAAGCCAATGTACTTGTTATAGAAGCAACATCCTCTATACTACCACCAATTTTACTTACTTCTACTTGCGATTCTAATAAATTATCTTTAAAATTATCACTATATCCAACTAAACTACCAAATTTCTTTCCAATTTCATCTACTGTACCACTAAAAGAAATAAGCATTGCAATTATTGGTGCAAAACCTAAAGTTGCTAGCCCTAATGCTTTATTGAAGGCCAACATCTTCTCCGTCACTTCGCTTTGAGCAAGTGCTTCCTTTTCAACCGCTTCAAGCAGATCAAAATGTGCCTGACCAAGACCTTCAATCTTTCTTCCGTTCTCATCTTCAATTTCATTAATTTGAGCCTGAATATCCGCTTTTTGATACAAACCATCATTCACACCCTTCAACAATTCCCTCAGCTTTAATTGTTGTACACCACTCAATTGATCAAAACCTGCCATTTCTTTTCGACCAGCCTGTAAATCGTCATGCAAATCAACTCTTTCTTTGGTGGCTTGTAATACCTTTCTTCCAGTAAGTAAAGCTAATGATTCAGCAACATTTCCTTTTACTAATTGAGCTGCTATATCACCTAATGATGTTTGTTGTTTTTTCAGTAAATTTGTTCGAGCTTTATCTGCCCCAGCAATAAGTTTAGCAGTTTTAAATTGTTGAACTAATGATAACCCTATATCATCAGATGTAGCCGCCTGCTTTTCTTTTACACTAGCAATATAATCTTCTAAATCTGCTTCTCTTTTCTTTAATTTAACTAATTCCTTTGAAGCCTCTACACCCAATTTACCTTGATTATTATAGCGTGCTTGATTTTCTGTAATTTTTAACTGATCGTCTTGAATCTCTCTAAGTAATTTTTTTAATTCTTTTTGTGATTCATTAGCCATTAATTTGATTCCTTAATATATTAATAAATATTCAAAAAGGATTATTTCTTTGGATTGAATCGCCGTGGAATAGTAGGTTGTTCTTTTTGATTAGATTTTTTTATTTCATCATTCTGTTTTTTAACAAATTCAGTATGTTCTTTGAAATAAAAATTTCTCAAATGGACTGGCATACTATATAAATCATTATATGTAAAGCCAGGATTGGAATGTATAAAGTAAAAAAGGTTTTTATGTAAATTTAATTTATCGGATGGACTTTGGCCAAAAAAACTCTACAGTCAGCGGAATTGACACGCTAACTGTTTGACCTCCCATTTCGACTTCCGATGTCAAATCAATATCGGGTGATATATCACTAATATAATTTCTAAATGCGGCCGAATCTCTAGCCAACATATTCTGTGAAAATTCATTAATAGTTTCTTGTTTTGAATCTCCATCAACTTCTGTAATTGTATATCTTAATCTAGTAGATATATCTGTGCTATATCCAACTTTTTTAGATTGTTCTAAATCTTTTAAAATCATGCCCTCTTCTTTACCAGTCAACAATCTAAATTTAATATCTGTTTTTCCTACTGGTGTAGTATATTCAAATGAATTATTTGAATAATCAACATTTTCAGATAATTCTTTAAATGGACATTTAGATAAATCAAATGTATATTCTATTTTTTCATCAACATCATTTGGATTTCCTATTTCTACTATATATTCTGGTCCATAAGCCAATATACGGGCTGCAACCAATACAGCATTCTTATCACCCAAAACTAAATCTTTTTGACTAACTCCTTTAGTAACAATTAAACTATCTAATAACTTATCAATAACTACACCCTTCTTAATGAGATTTTCAGACATCAATATGTCTTCTTCTCGTGTGGTCATATATTTTAATTCCAATTTTCCATTGGCTACTGGTGAGTCTTTTGAATACACCTTGCCTTGTGATGGTAAATCTATTATTTCAGTAGGAAATTTATTCTCTGTCATAACCTTTAACCTCTTGTTTACTTAATAAACTATTTCTTTTTCGATACCATTGAGACAACAGCCTGCCAAATTGGTGTAATTATAGTATCAAAGATAATATCATCTTGCTTTGAAGGCGATAATTTAACAATCTTTTCTAACGTATAAAAACCAAGCAGACACCATTCCCAATTTTCTGATAGCCATTCAACCATTTAGAATTCCAGTATTGCGTAATCATAACGCAGTGTTAGTGTAATTTCAACTGCTTCAGATGCGGAAAAGTCTAAATCCCCAAATGTAGCATCTTGAATCCAAGAACCATAAAGTGTCCATTTCTCTACAATGTCACCAACAGGTCCTAATACTTGCATTGTAATATTCTTCTTATAAAAATCTTGATATCCATCACGACCAGTAGCAGATTCATGATGTAATCTAACCCATTCAATTACTGCAGCAGAAGCCGATGGAACAATTGGATCATACATCGTAATCTGTAGAGTTTGCCAACGACCTTTACCTTTAACATACTTAGTAATATTCATGTGTTCCAAAGGTACTTCGTCAAAAGTAATCTGAGGTCTTTGAGTCGTTTTTACCATAAAAGCGGGGATTCCACCTATTTCCATGATAAACCGATTTTTTAGCTTCGGTTCATATGGTGTGTAAAATACTTTACTCGCTTCTAATAATGTGTTAGCCACTTAATTTCTCCATATAATAATAAATATCAAATTTCTAATTTTTTACTCTGGAAATTCTGCACCAGTTGGTTGTACAACGAAATCCAGCACAATAAACTCAGCAGTTTTTGTTGGTTGTAAGAATATCTGCCCAATCAACATATTTCTATCAATAGTATCTGGTGTATTATTTGTATCGTCCATAATAACTCTGAAAGCATTTAATCCACTATTTGCCTGTACTTGTTCCATATACGGATTAACAACATTCAAAAATTGATTCCTTAAATCTGTTGTATTTTGTTCAAATACCAATGATTTTGAAGATCTAGCAACAAATTTCTTAACATCAATCAATAATCTAC